AAATTTTACTGTAAACACATTTTACAGAAAGGAGGTTATCACTGATGATAACTCAGCTAACAGATCAAATGTTAGAAACAATTAACCAGGAACCACATCTGAGACGTTACCTAGAGGGATTGTCTCAGGAGCATGGACATACTCCACGTTCATGGCTTTACGATGGTGATGGTTCAAATCCATTTATGGAACCCGACCAAATAATGTATGCATGGCTTGACAAACTGCGCACTCTTGAAAAGAGTGACGACCAGCTGTTAAGAAATGTGTACCAATTCGACGTTTCTCAAATTGAGAAATGGGGACCCCAGGGCGGGCACGCACCCATAAAAGAGCTAATGCCTATTATTGAAGAAGGCTACTCAATGGGTAATGATGCTTCGAGAACGCCAGCATTCGGCAGCTCTGAATGGGCGGAAGCAAAGGCAAGTATCATTAAGAAGTATCGAGCAGCGGGCGCTGTTTCTTTACGCCCGGCGTCGTACGAGAGTGTTATCGAAGATATGGCAGTGCGCGATACACTCGATTCAAAATCTGGCTGGCCTCAGAACATGCCGCGTAAAGACGAGGCAGTCAGAGCGAGGGCGATTGCGGATGCGAGGTCTGGTGCATGGCGGGAGTACCCCGCTATTGCTTTATTCCGCAACTACAATGCCAAGACAAGGTTAGTTTGGATGTATCCTATGGCTACAAACCTAGTTGAAGGCTCATTCTTTCAGCCCTTGCAGTCAGCTCTTATGAACAGCAGGCTAGCTGAATCCTTCTTCTCTCCATGGAAAGGATTCGAGCAAGTACGTTCTGTTGTAACGGCTGCTTACAGGAGAGGATTCGTGGTGTCCGCTTCTGACTTCTCCTCCACCGATGCACATTTCCAGAAGAGTGCAACGGCTGAAGTTGCAGACGTCATAGAGCAGTGCTTTCAGTTTCAGTATCGTGCTGAACTGAGGGAATCACTCATGCATATGCATGAAATACCATTGGTTATTGGATTAGATACCATGGAGGTTGGTGATCACGGCGTGTCATCGGGATCAAACTGGACCAACTTTATCGAAACCGTCTTTGACGATATTCTATCGGAATATTTTCATATTCTCGACAACCAAGTCAAAGGTTTGTACGGTATTGGCGACGATATGTCATGGGTTTCAATGACTAACTGGGGAGATAGCTTTAAGAAGCAGCTCGAGGAAATTGGCGCTTCCGTAGGACAGCAGATTAAGGCCGATAAAACTACATCCGAGCGGGATCGGGTGAAGACTCTCCAGCGATTATTCCAACGCGGATACTTTCAAGAGAACGGCGCTTTATTGCGTGGCGTATATCCAACGATACGTGCGTTAAAGTCGTGTGTCTATCCAGAAAGATACCACAAACCTCAAGAATGGGATGCCGATATGTTCTGCACTCGTCAGTTCATGATTCTCGAGAATTGCGTTGACCACCCGCTATTTAATGAATTCGTTGCTTTTGTATGCAAAGGAAATCGCCACTTAGTTCCGTTTGCTAAGCAAAGCGCGTCGCAGCTGGATGCAATTCAAGTGCGCGCCAGACATGTGCACGGCCTGACCTCGACTTACAACCAGGAAAAGAGAGATCAGTCACTTGCAAGTTTCGATAGCATACGTGTTGCTGCAAGCTTGTAAGCATGGGTGTG